ACCAGAATCTGCTGACGATGAAGCCGGTCAAGGCGTTCATTGAGCAGAACCATCAGGCGCACATCCAGACGCACATGGCTGCGATACAGAATCCGAAGATTCAGCAGCTCATGCAGATGAACCCGCAGGCTCAGATGATCATGGCCGCAGCCATGGCGCACATCAACGAGCACGTTGCGTTGGAGTACCGCCGTCAGGTGGAGGAGCAGATCGGCGTGCTGCCCAGCGAAGAGCAGAACAAGAAGGTTCCGCCCGAGATGGCTGACCAGATTGCTGTCGCGGCGGCGCAGGCCAGTGCGCAGATCACTCAGCGCGATACGCAGCAGGCACAGCAGCAAGCGGCGCAGCAGCAGATGCAAGACCCGGTGGTTCAGATGCAGATGCAGGAGTTGCAGCTCAAGCAGCAGGACCTCCAGCTCAAGGCGCAGAAGCAGCAGATTGAAGCCGCTGCCAAGGCTGACCAGCTTGAGATTGAGAAGTCACGGATCGAGGCGCAGAAAGAGATTGCTGCCATGCAGGTTGCGGCCAACGCTGCGGCGCAGAAAGACAAAGCACAACGTCAGCAAGAGACGGAAGGAGCACGACTGGGCATCGACGCGGCCAAACACCGCGCACAGATGGCCGTGCAAGCAGCGCAACGGGCGGCGCAGTCTAAACAGCCTAGCAACAAACCCAAGAGAGGGAACGATTGAACGAGATAAAGGTGTTGGCGCACGCCGCCAAGCTCATCACTGAAACACGCGCAGACCAAGAAGCTTTCGTGGCTTCTGGTCGCGCTGCTGATCATGCCGAGTATCGGCATGTCTGTGGGGTCATCCGGGGCCTGACTTCCGCAGAACAAATCATCCTTGGCCTCGTGCAACGATTGGAAAAAGACGATGAGTGAGTTTGACTTGCAGGCTATCGACCTGTCCTCCCTGCTGAACAAGCCTGCTGAAGAGAAGGCCAAACAGCTTCCTGACCCCCGAACCTTCCACCTGCTATGCGTGGTGCCGGAGGCGATGGAGGAGTATCAGGACAGTGAAGTGGGGTTGATCAAGGACTCCAAGACCATGCACTACGAGGAGGTCCTGACCCCCGTGCTGTTTGTGGTGAAGGTTGGCCCTGACGCCTACAAAGACGCTACCCGCTTCCCCAGCGGTCCTAGCTGCAAGGAAGGTGACTTTGTCATCGTCCGCCCCAATTCAGGTACCCGCCTGAAGATTCACGGTCGTGAGTTCCGGATCATCAACGATGACTCGGTCGAGGCCGTTGTGGAAGACCCGCGTGGCATCAGCCGCGCTGCTTAAGGAGTAGATATGCCACTGCCCAAGTTTGACGAGTTTGAATTTCCTGACGAGAAAGAAGCGCGGGAAAAAGAGAAAGTTGCAGAGAAAGACGACGATTTCCAAGTTGAGATCGAAGACGACACTCCTGTAGCGGACCGGGGGCGTAAAGCCGCGCCTCCGCCGGAAGACCCCACGGACGATGAACTTGCTTCATACGACGAGAAAGTTCAAGCCCGTATCAAGAAGTTCACCCGTGGATACCACGACGAGCGTCGCGCCAAAGAGGCAGCCCTACGCGAACGCGAGGCGGCTGAGACCTTTGCCAAGCAGGTTTACGAAGAGAACAAGAAGCTTCAAAAACAGTTGGCGAGCGGTAGTCACGTACTCATTGAGCAGTCTAAATCTGCGGCGACTAACGCGCTGGAGGTTGCCAAGAAGAAGTACAAGGACGCATACGAATCCGCTGACCCGGATCAAATGGTGTCCGCGCAAGAGGATATCGCGCGGGCTACGCTGCGTATGCAGCAGGCGGAGCAGATGCGTCCGATTGAGGAGAGGGAGTTCACTCCGGCCCCGGTGGCATCCGACACTTCTTCCGGCATGACCCCCCGTACTAAGGCATGGGTAGACGCGAATAGTAGTTGGTTTGGTCAGCCCGGATATGAAGAAATGAGTATGATGGCGATGGGGCTTGACAAGAAGCTACAACGCGAATATGGTGCGGATTATGTTGGTTCGGAGGAATACTTTCGGACCATCGACAAGACAATGCGTAAACGATTCCCCGAACACTTCGAAACCGAAGACGGGAGCTATGAGGAAGACACGCCGCCTCGGAAAAGGGCAGAACCGGTTGACGAGGATGAAACCCCGCGCCGTGCAACACGACCCGCTGCTGTTGTAGCTCCGGCTTCACGCAGCACACCGCCTAGTCGTATCAAACTGAAGCAGTCTCAAGTTGCGTTGGCTCGCAAACTGGGGATTACTCCGGAACAGTATGCGAAACAGGTTGCTTTACTTAATCGAGGTGAATAATGGATCAGCAGGCTCAACCCCAAAACCGTGTTAAGCGAGAGCTTGATACCCGTCAAGTCATGGCCCGTCCGGAAGCTTGGCGTCCGCCCGAACTGTTGCCTAGCCCCGATCACCGCCCCGGCTGGTCGCATCGGTGGGTACGTATTTCAGCTATGGGCGCTGCTGATGCCACTAATATCTCGTCTAAGTTCCGCGAAGGATATGAGCCCTGCAAGGCAGACGATTATCCCGAGCTAATGATGCACGCTCCCACTGAAGGGCGCTTTAAGGGCGCAGTTGAGGTGGGCGGACTGTTGCTTTGCCGTATTCCAGAAGAGTTTATGACGCAGCGTTCGGATCACTACGCACGCCAAAACAAAGCTCAGATGGAGTCGGTAGACAACAACTTCCTTCGTGAATCTGATCCTCGTATGCCTCTTTTCTCTGAGAAGAAAACGAAGGTCAGTTTCGGTTCTGGTTCTTAATTTGGAGTTTTAAATGGCTTCTACCTCTTCTCCCTACGGGCTACGGCCCGTCAATCGTATCGACGGCATGCCCTATGCTGGCGCTACGAGTCAGTTCTTGATTGACCCCGCTGGCGAAGGTACTAACTTGTTTTATGGTCAAGTTGTTATCATCGGTGCGGACGGTTATATTGCTCTGTCTACCGCTACCGGCGCAGACATCACCACCAATAACCTTGGTGGCAGCGGTGTAGGTGCAATCGGCGTTTTCGTCGGTTGTTCTTATATCAACGCGCAAGGTCAGCAGATTTATGCTCAGTACTACCCCTCCGGCACCACCGGCGTGGTGACTGCATACGTAGTTACTGACCCAAGTGTTACCTTCCAAGCTCAGCTAGATGGTTCTGGCGCTCAATCAGTTTTGGGCACTAACACCTTCTTCGCTGCTGTACAGAGCACTAGCACTGGTTCAACCCAGACTGGAAACTCGACCAGCGCTTTGGACGCTACAGTGCAAACCACTGCGGCTGCTTTCCGTATCGTGGGCTTTGCGTCCACCCCGGGCGATGCGTTCACTGATGTGTTTGTTAAATTCAATCCCAGTGCTCATTCGTATTTGAATAACGTCGGCCTGTAAGGAGTTAAATCATGGCAATTTCTCGCGCACAGCTACTTAAGGAACTCCTTCCCGGCCTCAATGCCTTGTTTGGCATGGAGTACGCTCGCTACGGTGAGCAGCACAAGGAAATCTACGAATCCGAGACCTCCGAGCGTTCCTTCGAAGAAGAAACCAAACTCGCTGGCTTCGGTGCTGCACCTGTCAAGAACGAAGGCTCTGCCATCGCTTACGACAACGCGCAGGAAGCTTTCACTGCTCGCTACACCCACGAAACCATTGCTCTGGGCTTCTCCATCACGGAAGAAGCTGTGGAAGACAACCTGTACGACAGTCTGTCTGCCCGCTACACCAAAGCTCTGGCTCGCGCTATGGCGTTCACCAAGCAGGTCAAGGCTGCTTCCATCCTGAACAACGGCTTCAACGGCGCTTTCCCCGGTGGCGACGGCGTGTCCTTGTTCGGTGTTAACTCCAGTTCTAGCCGCGTGGGTCACCCTACCGTCGGCGGCACTGTTAACTTCAACAGCCCGGCTACCCCGGTTGACCTGAACGAAACCTCGCTGGAAAACGCCACGATTCAAATCGCAGCGTGGACCGACGAGCGTGGACTGCTGATCGCCGCCAAGCCTGTCAAGCTGGTGATTCCGCCGAGCCTGATGTTCGTTGCCAAGCGTCTGCTGGACACCGAACTGCGTGTTTCTACTGCTGACAACGACATCAACGCGTTGAAGCAGATGGGCACCATCTCTGGTGGCTACACCGTCAACAACTTCTTGACCGACACGAACGCTTGGTTCCTGACCACGGACGTTCCTAACGGCATGAAGCACTTCGTGCGTACCCCGCTGCAAAACAGCATGGACGGCGACTTTGATACCGGCAACGTCCGCTACAAGTCCCGCGAGCGTTATTCGTTCGGCTGGTCTGATCCCCTCGGCATGTGGGGTTCTTCCGGTTCGTCTTGATCGACCGGTAAACTAGGAAAAGGGGCCTTGTGCCCCTTTTTCTTTTGGGTTATATTGCAGCCACTCCCGGACTTTTCCGGTGTATCTGACGGCTCCGGGCCGACGTCATGCAGACAGATACACCTTAACCGCATGAGGAAAAAATCATGGCAAATACCACATTCAACGGCCCAGTTCGCTCCGAGAACGGCTTTCAAGACATCACCGTTAACGCCACCACTGGCGCTGTTACCGTGGACGCCACCTTTGGCGCAACCACAAGCGTGACCAACCTGACAACCACCAATCTGGTTTTTACCGACCAGAACCACCCTTCGACTGCCGCAATCAACGCCACCGCAACCGCCACTGCGGCTGAAGTTGCAACCGGCTACATCACATCCACTTCGGCCTCTCCGACCACCATCACACTGCCCACCGGCACGTTGCTGGGCGCGGCTATTAGTGCGGCTAGGGGCACTGTGCTGGAACTGTACGTGGACAACACCGCCGGTGCGAGCACCGTGACGATTGCTGTTGCAGTCAACGGTATTTTATCTAGTGCTGCCGCTGACACCCCCGGTAGCTTTGGTGACCTGACCATTGCTTCCGGTGTCACCGGTCTGGCACGATTCACCATCATGTTCTCCAGCGCCACCGCATACGTGTTCACACGCACTGCCTAATTGATCTCGGGGGCCTCGGCCCCTGTCTTACAGGAGATTAGTTATGACGATGCAATATGACGTTAAGTCAACCCATAGAAACTCCTCGGGGTCCATTTTTGGCTCCCGGGCGCGTATCAAGGGGTTTTCTATCTGCGCGACTGCCAGCGCTGCTGGTTCGTTGTTGCTGAAGGACGGCGGTTCCGGCGGGACCACGGTGATTGAAATCGACATCCCATCTAACTCCAACCCGAACTCGTTTTACGTTTCGGTGCCGGGTGAGGGGGTTCTGTGCTCGACTGACATCTACGCATCGCTGACGAACATCGCCAGCGTCACGGTGTTCTATGGCTAAGACCGCAGCATGGACGCGCAAAGAGGGCAAGTCAGAGAAGGGCGGCTTGAACGCCAAGGGACGCGCCTCCTACAACGCAGCCAATCCGGGCAAGCCCGGCTTGAAGGCCCCTCAACCAGAGGGCGGCAAACGCCGCGACTCTTTCTGTGCCCGGATGACTGGCATGAAGAAAAAGCTGACCTCGGCCAAGACCGCGAACGACCCCAATAGCCGGATCAACAAGAGCCTTCGGGCTTGGAAGTGCTGACATGGCTGAATATGTATCAGTTTTGGATAAATACCCGCCTCATGGGTCTGCTGCTTGGAAAAGCAAGATGGAAAAGAAGCAGGCTATTCAACCAGATACCACTCTGGAAGAGTCATTGCTTGGGCTTCCTCGCGCTGGTTTAGCCGCAGCAAAAGGATTGGCTAAACGGGCGGCTCCAGCCAACAAATATCACCCCGAGGTGCAAAAAGCAATAAATGAAGGGCGGATGCCCGAATCAATGGGTGAATTTATGAGTGGTTATGCACGCTCAAAAGGAAACGCAGAAATTGGAACTGGTGGATACGGTAGTGATGGAGCCTCAGAAAAGATGGCAAATTACCTTAAAAATATGAGGTCGGGTAAGGAGCCGTTGCCATCTGTATTTCGGTCATTAAGTGGTGCCCCCAAAGACGGTGTGTTTACCCGGCTGCCCAAAGGCGTAGACTACAGCGTGGAAGAACTTAGAAAGTTGCCAATGGACAACTTCAAAAAAGGCGGTAAAGTTTCTGCTTCCTCCCGTGCTGATGGGATTGCTCAGCGGGGCAAAACTCGTGGAAAGATGCGCTGACATGACTGAG